TAACGCCTTCCATTACTGGAACTTCAACGATTTCTTTAACACGTAAAGTGTTCTTTAATGCTTCTAATGATGGATATAAGAAATGTCCGATTCCATCTTCTAATAATAAGCATTCTGAAACCATATATTCTGTAGTATATAAAGTAGGGTTTCCACTTCCTTTATAGTTTTTACGTTCTTTGATTACTGATCTGATAAATGCTTTAGCTTTAACATCATCAGTAGCTCCAGCTTTAACTTTAACGTGAGCTTTAACGCAATATAAATCTTCATCATAAACAACTGGTCTGATATGAGTTTCATTGATTTTGTCATCAGATGAAGCTAATCTTCCGTCACCGATTAAGAATGCTCTAGCTAATTCTTCATCTAACATGAATCTCATTTCGCCTTTTAACCACGCAACTACATCGAAATCTGTAATATCGATGATATCATCACGATCTAATTTTTGTTTCTTATAAACAGTTGTAGGAGTAGTAGTTCTTTTTAATAAACCAAATACTTCTTCTTTTTTATATTTACCTTTGATATAACCTTTAGCTCTTGCGTCATCTTCAGTGATATCAGCGAATTGTGATTTAATTCTTGAGAATGGAGTGTGATGTACAGCACCCATAACTTTTCCAACCCATCCAGTATCACGTTTAATCCATTCTGGTGGATTATTTAAAGATTTTGCTTCAGGGAATAAATATTCGATGTTATCGATACCATGAGCTAACACTGCTTCTTTTAAACTACCGCAACGTTTTCCATCTTTAATAATTGCTTCCATATCAGCATGACTTAAAGCGTTTTGGTTATTTGTTTCTTGACCTTCAAATACATTGTGTTTCATTTCTTTTTCTTCTCCTTCACCATCAGTATTTTTTTCTTTTTCAGCATCTTCTAATGCTTGTTGAATCATGTAATGACATACGTTTTTTTGTTCTTCATCCATGCTGTCATACACGTCTTGAACTGTTTTTTCTTTTTTAACTTCTTCAGTCATTTTTGCTTCTCCTTTTTCCGAATGTTCCAAATTTTCTTCTGGAACTTCTTCTGTTTTCGTTTCAGGTTCAGCAACTTCTTCAGCAACTTCTTCTGTTACTTCTTCAGCAACTTCTTCTGTTACTTCTTCTGATACTTCTGTATGCAATAAACAATTATCAGCACCAAAAGCGAAAATTGCTTCACCATCAGTATCTTCACTATGTTTAATTACGTCCATAATAAGCGCACCTTTATTTGCACCCTTTAGAACAAGACTTAACTCACAGATTGAACCATGAGATACGTAACCATCTCGTTCTTTTAGTTGGTTTGCATAAATAGACAACGCTCTTATGTCGCCATGAATAACCAACTCTTTTGCTCTTTGACCTTCTTCGGTATTATTGAAAGTACCGTAAGCATAAACCCCTTCATCACGATTTTCCAATAAAGCATGACCAAGAACGTTATCGGCTGAGTCGTGACGATGATTCCAAACTAATGGAACGATACATCCATCATTATGTTTGAACGCATCTTTTAGGATTGTTCTACCGTCAGAGCATTTGACGTTGGCTCTAGTGGCCCAACCACTAAAATCGTAACCATCTAAATTACTCATTTTGAATTTCTCCTCCTTCTTCATACGTTTCCGTTTGTTGAGGCTCGACTGGTCTGCTTGATTGTGGCTGACTTATATTACTATTAATAAGTTGATCAGCCTTAGGATCATCAGACGGTTTGAATCCAATTCTTTGTCTAACTTCATTCTTAGATAAGATTTCATTTCTAGTGAATTTATCTGATGCTTCTGCTAAACTAGAAATATCAGTTAATTCAAATACATCTCTAAAGAACATGATAGACTGTCCTTGTGATCGAGCGGTTTTAGTTAGAAACTTACGTCTCATTTCGTCAACTATTGCTCTAGCAACAACTTTTACAGTACGAACAAGGTAATTAATCATAGTCTTTTCGTCAGCGGTTCCATCTAAAATACTTTGGGTGATGTTCAACTGGCTGTATAGCATACTCGTTAAATACTCAACCTGTTTCATTAGATTGTTCTCCAACGGACGATTTAACTGAGTAATTTTCTCAGTTCCGTCAGTGTAAGCGATTCCATATTTGGAACCTGTTAATTGCATTTCAATATCTTTTCGCCTTTTATCGGCTTGTTGACGCCTAGCTTCTGTTTTAATTGTGTATGGTAGTTGAATAATTAAATCTAATTTTCCAGAACTACTTTGTTCATCTACCACGTCTAATAAATTAAGTTTTCTCTTTAATCGTTGTAATGTAGAGTTAGGCGCATTCATAACTGCATAGAACGGATTCTCAATTATTGCTACGTTTTGTTTCGGCAATAATAGATCTTCTTTTAATCCTGTCTCTTCATTATAAAGATTAACTTTTACATGTTTAGGATACCATTGTATAATTTTACCGACTCTCATAGTTTTAATTTTATAAGAATCAGATAATATAGGGTCCCCAACCGTTTCAACCGGGACAACAGCAACTACTCCTTCATCAAACAAAGACATAACTATATCTTGTAAGAATGAAAAACTAGTTTGATCTAGATTTGCTTCTGTATTTAAACAATAGTTTAGATCCGATTTACGAGTCCCAATGTATCTATCGTTTTCATCTAAATCCACATGCAAAAACTGCATTGATACTACATCTAATGCTATACGATTATAAATAGAGGTAATAATAGTTTTTTCATTACCCCCAGTAATTCTTAATCTATCAGGTCTGGTATAATTACCAACTCCTATGTTTTCATTATATGTAGGAGCTCTGTTTAAAAAGGCGTTCCAGGCGTGTTTAAGTCTGGAACTAAATGATTCTCTCGCCATTCTTTGAGTTTCCTCCTATTCAAAAGCCTCTACGTTGGCTTGATATGCGATATAAGCATCCATCATAGCAGCAACAGCATCTATTTTTTGCTCGTATCGCTTTTTAAATAATTTTCTATTTCCATTTGTATCTTCTAATGTGATACAGTTACCCATTGTAAATGACATCAATTCTTCATCAAATATAAGCATTCTTTCTTCCGCTAATTTCTTCAACTCTCCAAGTGGAACTGATTCCGTTCTAGCACCTTGTTGAACTTTGATAATACCAAAAGGCCCGTTCTCAGATTCCCAACGCTCAACAAACGATTTTGCGTTATATGGGTCAAATCCGAAACAACGGACATCGTATTCCATTTCTTGAATGTGATTATCTAAGTCTTCATACACTTCCATCATGTCTAAAACTACCCCTTCAAGAACAATCAAACTTCCTTCATCTTGGAACTGATCGTATTTCATTCTAGCAGCCATAGGCAATTTATTCAAAGTGTTTCTAGTAATGTAGTTCCTTGTCTTAACTCCGAAACTACCATCTGTTCTTGGAAATATAAAAGTAAACGCACAGAAGTCATCCCCTTGAGATAAGTCGGCTCCTAATGCACATGGTAATCCGCAGAAAGTTCGTTTTCGATGAGGAAGAGTTTCCTCGTATGTAAAGAAGTAAGTATAACCTTCCATTGGTATTCCGAAACGTTTTGCTAAAATATCGTTTCTTGCAGCCGGAGCGTTTTCAGCTCTTTCAACGTCCAATTGATAAGTTTCATAACTTACAGTCTTACCTAAGTTTGGTTGTGCTTTCAACCACATCTCAGGATTACCAACTTCTTCAATTGAATCAAGTCTGTAATACCAAATAGATACTTTTGGGTTTACATATTTACCCTTTAGAATGTCTAGTAACTCCATTTTGATTGTATCGCCACTTCCATTACGGACAGTTCCTTCTGAACTTGTGGCTACAATTAAATAGTTGTCTAATTTAGAAGCTCCTTGTTCGATAGCACCGATAACATCTTCTCTGATGTCACCAGATAACCATTCATCCACTGTAGAAATCTTACATCTTAACCCTTGAAGTTTAGCAATACTCATAGGTCTGATTTCTAACAATGATCCAGTTAAGAAGTTTTCGATTCCCTTCTTAGTTGAAGCAAGTTTCATCCTATTAGCCTTCGAGCCTGTGGTGTTCTGAAGTGAACCTTCGGTAAGGAACTTAAATAAAGGTCCTCTGGCCCGAGTTATAGATGTTCTAATAGGCGATAGAATTTCTTCAGCTTGTTTCATTGTTGGAGCTGTAGTAATTTGATGTGTTGTTGATGTATCAATATTTAAGAAGTAACTTTGTATACAAGAAGCATACATTGATTTAGCAGCACCTCTGGCCACTATTAAATACTGTTTATTGATTAAACGTAACTTAACTCTCTTTGTTACATATCGTCCGCCATGACCATCTGGATTTGGTACGTATACTGATCTTTCAGCATAATAATACCAACAAAAGATTTGTTCAGCCCATAGTTTGAATGTGTCAAGTAGAGATAAATCAGCACCGTCGGTTAACGTTAATTCACTCTCACAATATTTAACGAACCCATCCATTGCTTTCTCATCATAATAAATACCAGGATTAGCTATATTATCATCGATACGATTCATTTCCATAGCAATCTCTTGACATACTGGTATTTCTCCTCTGATTACAGCATCACGAAATAGGCAGTAGTACTTGGGTGTGGCTGTATTCGATAATGCCATGTTACGGTTTCTCCTTTACTTCATTTAAGTTATTTAAATTTTAACTTTTCCTTCTTTTAATGTTTGATAAGCTAATGCTATACTTGCTACAGAACCACCAATAGCTGCTATGCTACCAGCAACAGCCAAAATCGTCTTAGCTTTTTGCGCTCCTCTTGCTGTTTTACTAGGATTTAACTCAGCATATCGTCTTTCCATATCCATTCTGTTAATTCTAGCTCTCAATTCAGCATCGCTCATTCTGTTCATTTCTTTTCTTACTTTTTTTGATGGTTTTCTACTGCTTCCAATTTGTCCAGCAACATCAGATGCTCTACCAAGTGCTTGAGACGCGTCATTTCCTATTTTGGAACCAGTATAAAGTTCTTCGCGTCTAACTCCCCATTTCATACCTTTTTTACCATAATGGCATAATACATTATTATTCATCTTCTACCTCCTCCTCTGATACGTTCATGTTAGGAATAAGGACTTCTACCATATCTCTTATGCGGTTCTCAAGCTCTAAAGCATTAGCTTTAAATATCTCGATAACCGAAGTAGAAGCTGGAGGATCAAATACTAATTTTACTTTTGTATAAATATAATCTTCAACATAAGCAAGTAATAACTCAGGATTTTCAACTTGCGAATTTTTATCAAAATAATCAGACCAAATTGTGCTATCATCTTCAATTCTAAAACCTTCTTTTGGACCAACGCCTAACGCAAGAAGTGTCAAAAATTGAGTATTGATTAACGGTATAATCTCATTATCAAAATCTTCACATTCTTCTTCAATCGGTAGTCTTACTTTGATTGTTGTTAAAATACTACGTTCCATTTGATTACCTCCTTCTCTATTATTTCTTCCATGGACATGTATCGTTTGGTTTTCGTTCTATCGGATCTTTAATCAATATACTCTCATCAGAGTAATGAATCGCATTGTGTGTTAATTGGGCTGTTGAAATAAGATTCTCTAAATCAAATACTTTAGGGTCTCGTCTCAAAATATCATCT